CTTGTTCTTCATGTTTAATTTTTTCTTGTTCTTCTTCTTGTTCTTCTTCTTGTTCTTCTTCTTGTTCTTCTTCTTGTTCTTCTTCTTGTTCTTCATATTCTTTTTGTTCATTATATGGAGATTTTACTAAATTTAAAATAAAAATAAGCATTGCCAATATATTTTCATGTGGGTATTTCTTATCATTTTGATTGTTTTCTACATTTGTTAAATCTTGCTCAATTTCTACATCTGTTAAATCTTGTTTATCTTTTATAATTGATAAATCTTGTTTATCTTTTATAATTGATAAATCTTGTTTATCTTTTATAATTGATAAATCTTGTTTATCTTTTTTATTTTGATTATAATAAAAAAAATTTTCAGTAAATAATTCAGAAATTTTTCTAAATAATTCTGTATCAAATAATGATACAATAGTCTTATCAAATGGGTCATTTTTAAATCTTTCATTATTACGTCTTAATTCTTCAAAATCACTAAAAATATTTTTTATTATATCTTTACTATTGCTATCACAAGAATTTTGAAGAGAAATAATATTTAAAATAATATTATTAAAGATTTTATTTATATATTCAACTTTATTATAATTTAATAAAAATTCTTCATCTAGTATATTTGGATTATCATCAAAAGCAATAAAAGATTTTAGTCTTAATTTTGATATAAGATCCGTATGTTTTTTTATAAACTCATTAAGAATATTTATGTATGAATCATTATCTTTATTTATTATATTATGAAAATATCTACATAAATTTTGATTTGTATTATTTGATGATTGTTGAGCATTTTCTTTTATTTGTTTTAATATTATAATAATTTTTTCTTTAAATTCATTATATATTTTTTTCAACCAATAATTTTTCATAGACTCATTAATTTTTTCAATATTTTCTGGGTTTTCATTTAACAAAACATAATATTGTGTTTCTAATAATGTATTATCAGGTTGTATTTCTTGTACTATTTTAGATTTTGTTTTTGATGTTTCATTTTGTATATTTAGTGTTGTTATTGGTGAAAAAATATATGGCCTCTTAAATTTTGATTCTATAACTTGTGTTATTACAAATATTATTATTATTATCAATATTATTAATATTATAATCATAATATTATAATGATAAAAAAATTTGATTATTCAAAATTATTATTTTTTTATACTTTAATTTTTATTATAATTAATAATTATATTATGAATAAAAAAACATATAAAAAATTTATAAAAGAATTTAATAGTAAATGTTATCCATATAAATATATACCAGCTTCAATTAAAGCAAAAAGAAGAATTGTTGTTTTTGGTGATATTCATGGTGATTATGATTTATGTATTGATATGTTAAAAAGTGCAAGATTAATAAATAATGAATTAAAATGGATAGGTTTGGATACTTATGTAGTTCAGGTTGGAGACCAGATTGACAGATGTCGTCCATATTTAAATATGCCTTGTTCTAATAAAAATACAACAAAGAATGATGAAAATAGTGATATTAAAATTATGGAATTATTTAACAGATTAATGTTAGAAGCTCAAGAATATGGTGGAAATGTAATAAGTTTATTAGGAAATCATGAACTAATGAATTCAACTGGATATTTAGATTATGTATCATATGAGGGAATTAGAGGATTTGAACAATATAAAGATCCAATAAAACCAGAAATAAAATTTCACAATGGATATTATGCCAGAGAACATGCATTTAAAGCGGGAAATGAATACGGGAAAATGATGGGTTGTACTCGTAATGCTTGTATAATTATTGGTTCAAATTTATTTGTTCATGCAGGAATTATTGATGCATTATTAAAAGAATTAAATTTGGATAAAAAACAAGATTTAGAAAACATTAATATCAAAATAAAATCATGGTTATTAGGACTAATAGAAGAAAAAGAAATAGAAAAATATATAGAAATGAGTGAAACATCAATGTTTTGGACAAGATTTTTAGGTAAAATGGATAAAGATTTAAAAATAACTGAACCAGAATGTAAAAAATACATTTCAAATGTTCTTGAAACATTTAAAATAGGTTCAATAATTATTGGCCATACACCTCAATCATTTATGTATGAAACTGATTTAAATAGCACGTGTGATGGTTCAATTTGGCGAGTTGATAATGGTTCATCAAAAGCATTTGATAAATTTGATGAAAAAGATAAATATAAAAACAATAGAAGATTACAATGGTTAGAAATCTTAAATGATAATGAATATTATATTTGTGATAAAAATAATTGTTATAGAGATAAAATTTTACCAACTAAAAAATATAAATTAAATAGAAAAACAGGCATAATTGAAATAAGAAAAACATATTAAATATTTTTTATTGCTTTTTCAACTCTATCAATATCTAAATATGGTAATATAGGAATACATTTATATAATTGTGTTTTATTACACATATCTAAATTATATATTATAGGATACATATCAATAATTGGAGAATTTGAAGAACTATTAAGAAATCTTAATTTTTCTGGTAATATATGTGAAAATTGTGGTGGAATAACACATAATAATTGAGTATTAATATCAATTGGTGATTTATATTCAACATTAAAATTTTTATTAATATCCATATTTTTTAAATAATTATAAAGATCCGAAAGAAATGGTGGATGTGTAAATTTATATTGCCATCTCCAAGAATTACATTTATCAAAATAATAATTGGCAACCCATAATAATCCTTCTAAATAATTTTGACATAATTTATTTGTTATTTCTTGTTTGTCATCAACATAAAAATATTTTTTATAATATCTTTCTTTAAAACCTTCTTTATATAATTTAATATCATCTTTAATAATAATATTTTTTAAATTTTCAACTTCCCAAATTTCTTTTTTATAAGGTTCAGTTTCATAACATTTTCTTGTTTTATGTTTTTCTAAATATTCTGGTAAATCTTTTTTAAAAAATATATTTTCATAATTACTTAATTTTTGTATAAATTCTAACAAAAATTTATGATTAATACTAATTTTATTTTTTTCTCTTATTATTAATCCAACTAATAATTTATCATAAATTTCTAAATAAATATTTAACAATAATTCATAACCACCAATATTTATGTCAATTGATGGTAAATGAGGCAAAAAATCATTTCCAAGAAAAAAACAAATAAATATATAATCATCAATAATATTAATTTCATTTCTAATACATAATTTAGTAAAATCCATATCAACATAGCAAAAATTTTCATCTTTTTCATTTGATACTTGATTTATTTCTCTTAATAAATATATATTTGGTTTATTACTTGCCAATGATAAAAATATTAAATCAGCATCCAAACCGTAAATAACAGTTTTTTCATTTGTGATATTTAATGTTTTTAAATGTTGTATGATTTTATGTTCTCCTTCAGCTTCTTCTAAAAAAGAGCTATATATTATATTTTTATTTTTAACATAATTTAATATTTTTTCATGTAATTCATACATAAATTTAGTAGCTGGTGTTATAATAATATTAGACCAATTACTAAATTTAATATTATGTTTTGTCATTATTTGATGTTTATAATTATTTATATTAGCAAAACGTCTAATTCTTTGTTGATTTATTTTTGCCAATGGAGCAACACCATCAACAGCTATATAAGTAAATTTATTTGGTTTTACATAATTAATTATAGTTTCAATATATTTTATTATTCTTTCATACATTTTATTATGTAAAATTTGTTCTTCTTTAATATTTATACTTTCTTCTATTTCTTTAAAGCATTGTGGATGAAACAAACAATTAGCATCAATATATAAAAAATCTATATTTTTTATTTGTGATTTTATTATTATTTTATGTTTTTGTGTTAATTTTCTAAAAAAAGCTGGAACACCCATTATTATTGTTATTTTTTATGTAAATTATTATTAATATTTTAAATTTCATTTTTTATTTTATAATATAAATATATATATGGAAAAAATTCATTCAGAAGAATGTCCTACAACAATGTATGACAATTTTAGATCAACAATATATCCATTTTTGATAACATATGGAATATTTTTTGCTTTTATTTTGTTAGCAGTATTAGTTATTAACCTAATTTCAACTATTGATAATATGGTAGCACTTTGTCTTTGTGCACTTATTTATATTCCACTTTATTATTTAACATATATAAGTTATTTTATGATTAAGAAAAGATTTTTTAATTAAATAATATTTTTACTAACTATATAAACATTTATATTGTTAATATATATATAATGAATTTATTACTACTATTAATTTTCTCTATTGTTTTTCTTGTATTAGATGTATGTTGGATTCAAATATTTAAACATAAATTTAATCCAATGATAGAAAATATACAAAATAGTCCAGTTGTTATCAATATGTATGGTGTTATAGGAGCATATTTAATTATGTTGATTGCTTATTATAATTTAGCATATAATGATGACAAACCAGATTATTTTAAAGGTATATTACTAGGATTAGCAATTTATGGAACGTATGAATTTACTAATTATGCCACAATTAATAAATGGCATAAATCTGTAATGGCAATTGATATTGGATGGGGTATTTGTGTTAGTGTATTAAGTTTGTATATTACAAATTTAATTTATGTTTATTATAAGAAAAATGGTGTAATATAATAATATTTTCGACACTTTGTAATGCTCCTTCAACCCATCCTTGAAGCTCACTGACAATTTCACCAATAACAAAAATATTTTCTTGTGGATTCTGTGCTTTTTTTATAAATTCTTCTCTTGATTTGAAATGAGAACATAAAGGAGAATAATAATGTGTTCCTTCATCCCACCAAAAATGTATCATATCTAAAATTTTTATATTTTGTAAATTTAAAGATTTTTCTAATAATTCTTCTAATAATTTTATTTTATTACAATTATTTAATATTTTGTTTATAATTATAGAATTTTCATTATCAGTATAAGCAATCATATAAATATTATTTTTTGGATTTATTGGAATTATTTTTTGTAAAGGTGAATCAACAACAGTATAATTACTAACAATATTTTTATTAAGTTTAGCATAAACTCTTAAAAATATTTGACTGTGAATTTGTTTATAAAGTGGGAAATTTAATAATTTTTGTAAAGGTTTTAGAGTTGTAGCAATTACAATATTTTTAGAATAATAATATTGTGAATTAGTTGTTGATACTTTAAAGATATTTGATTTTTTTTCTAAATCAATAACTTCCTGAGATAATTTTATATTGTGATGATTTATATTTTCAACCAATTTATTTATTAAACTTTCCCAATTTAGATATAATTTGTCCCAACCACTTTTATTATCTTCAATACCATAATGATATAAAGTTTCATAAACATCTGCTTTTTCATAATCAGTATAACCATTTGAAATTTTAAATGTTTTGTATTTTTCAATACCTAAAATTTCAATACAAAAATTTTTAAATATCATACATTTATATTTTTCTGGATTTTTTGAATATTCTTTTTTAAGATAATTTAATACTTCAACAATATCACAATAATTATCAAAAGCATAATCAATAATAGCTTTACTTTCACTAATGGGTTCATTTAATTCTTTACATAAATTTTGTAATAATGGATTTGTGTCTTTTCTTCCAACTCCTGCTCCTAATGAAACATTTGAACCATAAAATTTTTTTTGAAGTGCTCTACCACCAATAGAAATATTTTTTTCTAATAATAAGAATTTTATATTTTGATTTAATTTTTTTAATTTGTAACAAAAATACAAACCTGCAAAACCACCACCAATAATTATAAAATCATAAACACATATGTCAGACATTATAAAAATATATATTATAAGAAAATAATTTATAATATAATAATTTTCTATTTATAATAAAAAAAATATATTTACTTTTAATATAATATGTCTAATCCTTCTGTTGATGAATTATTAAAAAAAATTGATGCTGCTATTGCTAATGCTAAATCTCAAGATGGAGGAGGAGGAAAAAAGAAAAAAAAAAGTAAAAAAAGTTCTGTTAAAAATTTATTAACTGATTTTAATGGAGCAAGTGATGATGCTGCTGTTTCACGAGATTTAGCAATGATGGGTGGAAAAAAATCAAAAAAATCAAAAAAAACTAAAAAAACTAAAAAATCGAAAAAATCTAAAAAATTGTCTCGTGGCAATAATACTTTTATTGCCGATATGAGTACTTTAAATAAATTTATTAAAGAAAAAATTTCTGGTCTAAACCATCGCTCAATGGTTATGGCTACTTCTGAACTTCTTAAAGCAAATGATAAAGATTTAAAAAAAGCAAAAGAAGCATTTGACAAAAATTCATATATGAAATTATATGAAGCTGCTGAAAAAAAACGAGCAAGTAAGAAAAATTAAATATTTTTTTGAAATTATATAAAATTATTATTCAGTGTTGATTATTAATTTTTATTAATATAATAAATATAATAAAATGATTAAAAATGATATTAATTTATCAAAAGATTCTGGTGAAACTATAAATAATAGAATTAATTCTGTAAAATCTTTATTAAAAAATAGACAATTAAAACCCATTATTGATTATGATAACACAAATAGTGATGCTTATAAAAGTTATAATAAATCTAATGATGATAGTGCAGAAAGTTATGATACACGAACAACATTAAAAAAAGAAGTTCATGATATGAGAAACATAATTAATGAATTAGGTGGAGAATTAAAATATATTAAAAGTGGTACAACTGGACATACTTTTAAAGGAGAACAAATAGATGAAAATAATAATATTATACACGAATATGCTGTAAAAGCTGTTGCTTATTCAATAAAAGATAAATATGGAGATATTCATGATTCTGAAAGACCAGAAAATGCTGAATTAATGATGATAAAATTATTATCATATTTTGTTGTTACCAAAAAAACACCTCATATTGTATTACCAATTGGAACATTTGATACAAATATAAATACTTTTATAAAATTGATTGAACAAAAAAAATTAATAGAAAAAAATAAATCAAGAAAAAACGAAAAATATAAAGAATTTATTGAAAGATATGAAAAAGGAGAATTTTATGATGAATTAAGTATATTAATTAGTGAGTGGGCAAATTGTGGTGATTTTAATGATTTTTTAAAAACTAATGGCAATATTTTAACAACACTTGATTGGAAAATATTTTTTTTTCAAATTATATCAACATTAGCAATTATTCATTCAAAATATCCAGCATTCAGACATAATGACTTAAAAGCAAATAATATTTTGATAACAAAAACAAATAAAAAAAATATTCAACGATATAAAATATTAAATGGGAATTCAGTTGATAAATATTTTGTTCCATCAAATGGTTATCATTTAAAAATTTGGGATTTTGATTTTGCTTGTATTCCAAATATTGTAAATAATAAAAAAGTTTCAATATCAAATAAATGGTCTCGTGGTATAAATGTAGCACCTGTTCAAAATAGATATTATGACATTCATTATTTTTTTAATACATTTATTAGAAAAGGTTTTTATCCAGATATTATGACAAGTGATAATATTGATTATTCTGTCAAAAAATTTATTTTATCAATATTACCATCAAAATTTCAAAATGGTGAATATGTAGCAAAAGGTGGAAGAATATTACATAATAATGAATATGCTATTCCTGCAGATATATTAAAATATAATCCATTTTTTGCAGAATTTAGAAAAAACATAGAAATTTCTAAACCATTCAAAAAAAATAATCTAAATATGAGTGATTTTTTAAATAATACACAAATAAATACACCTACATATACACATATTGAACCAGTAATTAAACAAGAAAAAAAAACAACAAAAAAG